CTCGGTGAGCGCGCTCCTATGGAGTGCCACGTTGGAGACATAGTCTCCTTCGCGGCCACCGCCGGCATGGATAGCAGTTACGGGGTTGGAAAAGCTGTTCGTCTGATGCGCGATACCGACGTGGACGCGGTGATCCTATGATGCTCACCGAAGAGTTGGAAGAAGTCGGCAAGCGCACGCGCGTCCTCCGTGACCGCGTGCTCGTGAAGATTCTGCCATACGTGCATCCGACGCTGGCAACGCCCGGCATCGAGATCAACAAGGGTGTCGTGATCGCGGTCGGCTATGGCCGGCGCCAGCGGCGTAAGGTCGCGTTCAAGCAGGAGATCAGCGAAGGTCCTCCCGTACTCAGCGCCGATGGCCGAGTGATGCAGTTTGCGAAGAGCAAGCTCTCGGGTAAGACGCTGTGGTTCGAAGATGGAGACGAGACGGGCGCCATCATCCCGATGCAGGTGAAGCCCGGCGATGTCATCGAATTCAGTTTCCGCAACATCACGCTCATCGACTTCGACAAGTGCGGCTTCCCCGGCATCGGCGATCTCGCCTTCGTTTGGCAGAAGGCGATCTACTCCGTCGACCCCGACGAGTCGCTGAACGAGTGCCTGATGTGGCAGCAGAGCGCCGGCTACGACCGTAAAGGAAATTTCATGTCCGGGTCAGAGGACTGGCACCGCGCCTAGTATGGGACAGAACGTAGCGGACGACGACCAGCTCGGGAGCCTCGCGAAGGCGAAGACCCCCGGCGCACCGAGCCAGCCCTGGGGTAAGTGGCCCAAGATCAAGCCGGAGACGGTCGCGCCGCTCCGCGACGGGCGACCGGACATGTACAACCACCGGCCGACGCGGTTCGTCTCTCTCGCAGAGGCGAAGGCGCGCGGCTGGAAGCACTTCTGGACTGGCGAGATATGCGTTACCGGGCACCGTGCCGCACGCTACGTCGCGAACGGAAGCATCTGTGTTGATTGCCAACGCATCGAGCGCGGCCAGGTGCCGGTCTACGGCAAGGGCGTCCCCGAGTTGGAAGAGGCGCGTCGGCGCAAGTACACGCAGAAGGACACAGCGCCGGCCGGTCCTCCGGTCCCGAGCGCTGGCGAGAAGAATTTTTTGGCGAAGTACGCGGAGCTGAAAGACTTTGCGCTCGCCGCCGACGCGTGCGGACGTAATGAATCAGAATTTTTGGCGATCCTGAGCTGGAACACGACCTTCAGGGACGCAGTGAACCGCCTCGAAGAGAGCGTCGGGATCACCCGGACGCTGAGCGTGACCGAAGATTTTGACTGGACAGACGAGAAACGGCGCGCGTTCCTGATCACGTACGCCAACACGGCGGACATGAAGGGCGCGCTGCGCTCGGTAGGCGCCACGAACGTGCAGTTCCACAAGGAGCTGAACAGCAACGGCGAGTTTCAGAAGGATTTTGACGACGCCGCGCAGGTTGCGCGGTCCGTGTTCGACCACGCAGCCTCCGCGGCCGCCACTAAGGGCGACGCGCGTATGCTCGGGCGCATCGCGGCGAACTTTTTCCCGGAAAAGTTCGGTGAGAACCTGAAGATGGATCTCAACGTCAAGCAAACTCTCAATGCGGACCAGATAAATGCGCAAATTACCCACCTCCTATCAAGATTTGATAGACAGGGTCTACTCTCCGCTCCCGACGAGCCTGAAAGAGATGCTGTCGAAGCAGAGTACCGGGAGATTGAGCCTGTCGGAGCAGATGAAGCTGCTGAGTTGGCTGGAGCAGAGAGCGCGGACGCAGGACCAGACCCAAATAGTGACCTGGTTTCAGGACCCGAGTGACCACCACGCCCTCAAAAATTGCCCTCTCGGGAGAAAACACTACCCGAAGCAGATGCAGTTCTTCGCGTTGGAGAAAACCGACGACGAGATCGCGCTTTTTGGCGGTAACCGAACTGGAAAGACGCACTGCGGGTGCTTTGCTGACGTTCTTCATCTGACCGGGCTCTACCCGGACTGGTGGCCGGGCCGTCGCTACACGCACCCCATAGACATGTGGGTCGCGACGGACACCGCGAAGAACACACGCGACATTTTGCAGGATAAATTTTGCGGGAAGCCGGGCCATGAGCAGGCGTACGGTACCGGGATGATCCCGGGAGATTTACTGGTGCGGAGAACGGTGAAGCACGGTCTAGCTGACGCTTTTGAGTCAGTTTTTATCAGACACGTGTCCGGCGGGATCTCGACGCTGCAATTTAAATCGTATGACCAGGGGCGCGAAGCGTTCCAGGGTACGCGCCAGCATCGTATTCACTTGGACGAAGAGCCAAAACTCGAAATCTACACTGAGTGCCTGCTCCGACTCATGAGCACCGTCCCCGGGGAGGCGAACGGGACGCTGGTCCTCACAGAGACGCCGCTGCTCGGGGTCTCGGACCTGATGATCACGTTCATGCCCGACCTGTCGCCCGAGCCCGACTCTGTGCCGGCCGCGGCGTGGGATATGGGCGAAGAGGAAGAGGTAGTTGTCGATGAAACGTACATTGAGAACGCCTAATGTCGAGAGCCGCGATATTTTTAGACATGGATGATGTCCCACACCTCGGCGAGCGAGAGAAGAAGCAGATCCTCGCGGGTGTCCCGTCGTGGCAGCTGCAGGCACGTAAGTCCGGCATCCCGGGCCACGGCACCGGAGCGATCTACCCGATCCCCGAAGACGTGATGAAGATAGAGCCATTCGACATTCCGTCGCACTGGCCGCGCTCGTATGGTATGGATCCAGGCTGGAACTGCACCGCGGTCATCTGGTTCGCTTGGGACATAGACAACGGCTTCAATGACGCCTCCGGTCAGCGCCGGTATCCGGCGGTGGCGTATGACGAATACTATAGGGGGCAGGCCGACCCCGCCGTACACGCTGCGGCAATAATGAGGCGCGGTTCGTGGATACCTGGTGTCATAGACCCCGCCGCCCAAAAAGCTCGCGGACCCGACGGCGAGCTACTGATCGACGCCTACTGTCGACTCGGGCTGAAGGTCAGCAAGGCCGACAACACTGTCGTGTCTGGTCTGATCCAAACCTGGGACATGCTCTCGACGCAGCAGTTGCGCGTCTTCAGCACGCTGACGAATTGGTTCAAGGAAGTGCGCCTCTATCGTCGCGACGAGAAAGGCAACATCATCAAGAAGAACGATCACATCATGGATGCCACACGTTACAACGTGATGAGCGGCTTCGATGTGGCGAAGGCTCCGCCGGCCAGCGAGGGCGGCCTACCGTGGTTCAGCTGGGATCCGAACATGGCGACACAGGGTGGGGTGTGGAGCGGCTGACGCCCATCCGTGAGGTGGAGGCCGAATTCCGCAAGCGCGGTGCGTTCATGTTGGTCGATGTGAAGAGTAGGAAACTTTGGTTCTATCACTACTCGAAGGACATGATCGGCATCAAGCACATGATGGCCGCGCTGAAAGGCAGACAGGATGAGATGGTGAATTTTTTAATTTCACGCGCAAGCGTAAGGGGTGAGACCAAATGAGCGTTACAGTGAAGCTGGTGCACGAAGAGGGCATCCGGCTGCGACAGCAGGCGGCGCACAAAATCGAGCACAAAGATAAAGACGACAAGGTTACACACACCTCTGTCGATTGGCGTTTCGTGAAACGCCCGGCGTCGGATGGCAAACAGGTTGAAGAGTGTCAGCAGGATGAGGATCCTCGACGCGTCGACAACAACGGCCGGAAGCTCCAGCTGGGTACGTACACCGTGCATGTCACCGCCGGCATGAACAATCTCGTCATTGAGCGCAAGGGCAAAGTCGCCCCGTTCAACTTCAAGAATGGTGCGATTCGCAACCAGGTCCGTGTCCAGTACCAGAAGCTGGTAGACACCGGACGAAAAACAAAGGATCAAAAGGCCGTGCACGAATGGAAGAACGACGGGGCTGCGAAGTACATTCCGCCCAACACGTTCGATGGCGTTTTCGTCGGTGACGGACAGCGCGCTATCGTGGACGAGATGCCGACGTAAATGACGACGAACGCAGGCGACAACTGGGATCTTATTGGAGACGTGCCGGGACAACGCGGCACGCTTCCTGACTCGCCTGGCTTCCAGATCAAGGATAACGAGGGCCTACTCTCGCGTATCCGCAATTTCTATGATGAAGGTGTCGGCGCGTGGGAAGAGAACCGCCGCATGCACTCGGAAGATTTGAACTTCATCTACAACGCGGAGGCGATGGGGCAATGGGACCCAGTAGTATTGCAGAACAGACGCGGCAAGCCCTGCTACACCTTCAACCGGTGCTTGCAGCCGGTCAATATGGTTGTCGCGGATATGCGCCAGACGCGCCCCGCCGGCAAGGTCCGGCCGTCGTCTGAGGGCGCCTCCGAGTCGACCGCCGAAGTTTTCGCCGGGCTGTGCCGCTCCATCGAGCAGGCGAGTCGCGCCGACCAGATCTACAAAGAGCAGTTCAAGTTCGCCGTCGCTGGCGGTTTCGGTGCGTGGCGCATCATGCCCACGTACATGCAGGACGATGGTGAAGGCGCGTTCGATCAGGTGCTACGCATCCTGAACATCTCGAATCCGCAGACGGTGGTGTGGGATCCGCAGTGCGCTGACGCGTGCGCGGGAGACGCCAACCGCTGCCTTGTTGCTGAGCGCATCTCCGATGAGAACTACGAAGCGCTGTATCCAGACGGCAACATGAACAGCTTCAATGTCTCGCGAGACAGCTACGGCTGGTTCACGGACAAGGAAGTGCGCATCGCCGAATACTTTGAGCGCGTCCCGCGCGAGAAGTGGATTGCGAAGATGACGGACGGCACCGTCCGTGACTACGACTCCGATCTCAAGGCTACCGAGCAACACCTCGAAGATCACGGCCTGACGCACGAGAAGAGCGGCGTCACCCGCATCGCGCGGAACAAAAAGACTGGCGCGAAGATGATCCGTAAGACCACGAAGTGGCAGGTCATGTGGGCAAAGATTGACGGCTCGACGATCCTCGAAGGCCCGTACTACTATGACTGGAAGCGCATCCCCGTGGTCCGCTGCCCCGGTCGTTACATCAACATCGAGGGGCGTAAGAAATTCCAATCGCTGATCCGTCACTCGAAGGACGCGCAGCGCAGCTACAATTCACGGTCTTCGGACATGATCGAGCGCTCAGCGCTCCTACCGAAGGCGCCGTACCTCGTCACTGAGGCGATGATCAAGGGCTACGAGAACGAGTGGAACCAGGCCAACGTCGCCTCGCGTCCGTACTTGCCGTACAACGTCGACAAGAACGCGGAGGGTGGCATGCCCTTCCGCACCCAGCCGCTCGATCTGCCGCAGGGCGCTATGGCACTCGCGCAGATGTCGATCCAAGACATCCAGGCCACCATCGGCTACTTCGACCCCGCGCTTGGCAATGCCGACGACATGAACCGCGTCTCGGGCAAAGCGCTCGTGCAACATACGAAGCGCTCTGACCTCGGGAGCTATGAATTTATCGACGGCTTCAGCTCTGCGCTGCAGCTAACCTGGGAAATGTTGGTCGATATGATTCCGCCCACAATGGACACGGAACGAGTCGAGCGCATCATCGGCCAGGATGGCATCGAGAAGATGGTCGAGCTGAACAAGGAAAACGAATTCACTGGCGACATCATGCACGACCTCTCGAAGGGGTCGTACGACGTTGAAGTCACCATCGGTCCGAGCTTCCAGTCGGCGCGACAGGAAGCGCTCGACACGCTGATCTCGTTCGCTGAGGCTATGCCGAGTGCGGCGCCCGTGATCCAGGATCTGATCGCGAAGAACATCGACTCGCCGGACGCGCAGGAAATGGCGAACCGGCTGCGGATCCCGCTGATACAGCAGGGCATCATCAAGCCGACCGAGAAGGAAAAGAAGGAAGGCGTCGGCCAACAGAAGAACGCCCAGCAGCAACAGCAGGAGCAAATGCAGCAGCTCCAGACGCAGCTGTTGCAGGGTAAGGCTCAGAAGATGACGGCGGACGCGCAGATCGCGCAATCGCGCGCCCACATGAGCCCGGTCGAGCAGCAGAAGATCGGCTACGAGGCCGCCGGCAAGCACCTGGCGAACATCAAGCTCGCGCACGAGATCGGCGCCGATCAGCGCCAGCAGCAGACCGACATGCAGTCGGCGCAGATGGATCTCTCTGCCAAGCACGTCGGCAACTTACAGGATCTCGCGCACGCCACGCAGCAGCATCAGCAGGAGCAGGCCGCGGAGCACCACAAGACAGTGGCCGACGCACAGCGCGCGCACTTCCAGGCCAAGGTCGAGACGGATCGGCAGCAGGAGTTGCACGAAGCTGAGCTACAGCGCGCCGCGCGAGCGCACGAGCACGAGATGCGTCGTATGCACGAGAAGCACGCGCTGACGATGAAACATCAAGAGGAGTTGAACGTGCAGAAGGTCGCCGCCGCGAAGGCGCTGGCCGCTGCCAAACCCAAGAAGCCCGCGAAGGCGGCGTGATGACTTGTAAGCGAGGCCATATAGGCGCCGGACGTACGAAGAACGGCACGTGCAATGAGTGCAATCGCCTACACCTATCGGCGAAGCGTCGTGAGGCGGGTGTAGTCCCTAGACGTATCGGGATGGATATTGAAAAACGGCTGGCAGGCTATCGACTTAGATCGAAGCTTAAGCGGCTGGCGAATCCAGGCGAAGATAGTGCACGTGTCACTCTACGCCGAGCCCGAAAATTGCAGCGTACTCCGAAATGGGCTGACCTAAAAAGGATAGAAGAGATTTACAAGGTATCGAAGCAAATGCAGCGCGACCTTGGAGTGAGGATGGCGGTTGACCATGTCATACCGCTCAAAGGTGAGGCTGTTAGCGGTTTGCACGTTCACGAAAACCTACGGATTATTCCGTTTATCGAGAACTGTCAAAAATATAACAGCTATCAATGTGCTTAACCGTTTCGCAAGTACGTAACTTGTGTAGAGGTACATGATATGGGATTCAGTCGCGAAGATTTAGAAAATTACGAGTCGCAAACTCAAAAACAGATCGATGATAAAGTCAATCCGTTTCGAGGTGCGACTCCCGCCAAAGCGGCCGACCCAGCAGCTATCGCTGCGGTAGCCGCTGGCAAAAACAGTGTTGATGACACCTTATCGAGTTCGATACAAGGTGACCAGTCAGTCGATGAGAACGCCCCCATCGTTGATGAGACTGGAGAGATCGGCGACCCGACCGACTCGGGTGAGGGGACTTCGGACGACAACGCGGACTCGTCCACCGCAGACGTCGACCCCAGCGATGAAACGGATCCCAATAAGGATTTGACCGGCGAAGCAGATGGCGAAGAGGCGTCACCCGCTCGGCCAGCACCGAAGAAAGGATCTGCTGAGGAACGCATAGTAGAGCTGAACGATCTGCTCGAAGGCACGAAGATATTTGGCAAGCACATGCAGACCCAACTCAAAGACGCACTGGCGGAGTTGGAGCGGTTGAAGGGCGGTGGTAAACCCACGGCCGCACAGACCACAGCTGCAGCTGCTCCTCCTGTTGTTGAAGACGAGCCGATGCCCGATCTAGCGGACGCGGATGTAGCCTTCGATAACGACAAGTATCGAGCCAAGATGCAGAAGTGGACGAAGGATCAGGCGCAGATCGCTGCGCGTCAGATCGTTCGTGAGATGACCGGCCAGACAGAGGCGGTCAATCGTCGTAAAGTGGTTGAAGAGAAAATCGCGGAATTCGCGAAGACTCACAAGGACTACACGGCGGTCGTCACCAACAACCCGATCTTGGCGCAGCATCAGCTGGGTCCAGATGCAGGTGCTGCTGTTGCTCAGTCAGAGCATGTAGCCCGAATTTTGTACGAGTTTGGCAAGGACACCGCGATGGCAATCCGCACCGCGAAGCAGTCCCCAGCCCAACAGTGCATCACCGTCGGGAAGATCATCGCGAAGATTGAGGCAGAAGTTGCGGCCACTTCAAAGAACGGCTCGAAGCCCGATGCGCAAACAGGGCAAAAGAAGTCCATCACCAAGGCGCCGCCTCCTCCCACCCCGACAAAGGGTGGCGGACGTGTAGCCGAGCGAGATGTCGTCGACCCGAACATGTCGATGGAAGAATTCGCTCGCCGTCACAGAGGCAGCAAACAGTCAGGACGCGAGAACGCACGAAAGATGCGCGGCCTGAACTAATTAAAATCGGAAAGGAATAATGGCTAACTCACTCATCACCGCTCAATGGGTCGCACGCAAAGCGCTAGTTTTGCTGCACGCCAAGAGCAACTTCACGGGTCGCTCGAACCGTGACTACCAGAGCCTTCTGCCCGGACCCATCAATGGCGTCATTCTCGGTCAGCAGCTCTCGATCCGTCTGCCGTTCCAGTACACTCTGCGTACTGGCCCGCAGATGAACGCACAGAACTCGGTCCAGCGTTTCGCCACCCTGTTGGTCAACCAGCAGCTCGGCGTTGACATCAACTTCACCTCGGTGGAGCGCGCGATGTTGCTGAACAACTTCGAGGAGCAAGTGCTCGAACCCGCAATGGCGCGTCTCGCGGCCGGCATCGAGAACTTCACCACGGGTCAGGTCAACAACGTGCCGAAGTTCACGGGCGCCTTCAACACCACGGCAACCTACGATCAGCTGCTCCAGAACGAGCAGTACCTGACGGAAGCCCTGGCTCCTGAGGACGACCGGCGTACGTTCACGGCGACCCCGCAAACTTCGCGGTATTTCGTGCGTGACAACAAGGGGCTGTTCCAGCCTGAGTCGACGATCTCTGACCAGTGGTTGGAAGGCGTCATCTCGGACAAGGCCGCGGGCTACGTCTGCTTCCGTAACACGAAGCTGCCAACGCACGTCATCGGATCGTTCAGCACCACGGCGGCCCCGGCCGTCAACGGCGCTGGTCAGTCCAACCCCGGCGCGGGTAACGCGTTCGTTTCTACCTTCACTCTGAACACCAACGGCTGGGCTTCGGGTCTCACGACCTTGAACGCTGGCGACGTGATCAGCATTGCGGGCGTGAACGAAGTCGACCCTGAGACGAAGGCGTCCCTGGGTCGTCCCAAGCAGTTCGTCGTGACCGCGACCATCAGCGATACCGCTGGTGCGATCTCGATCCCGATTGCCCCCGGCATCATCACCGGCGGTGCGTACCAGAACGTGGACAACGTTCCGGCAGCTGGCGCTCTTATCAGCGTGTTCGGTCAGAGCGGTGCTGCCGCGATTGCCGCGCTCAACGGCGCGTTGATCAAGCAGTCCCTCGGCTGGTACCGTGACGCGATTGTGTTTGCCAACCCCCCGATGCTCGACCTCAGCCCCCTCGTCAAGATGACGGCTGCGGAAGCGTTCGAAGGGTACAACATCCGCTTCGCGCAACAGTGGGATCCGTCTAACGACGTGCTCCCGGCTCGTCTCGACTCGATTGTCGGCGCCGTGCTCGCTTACCCCGAGCTGGCCGTCCGAAACATCGAAGTCGCGTCGGCTGCCTAACCCATAGGAATATAGAAAATGAGTAACATTCAAGTTGGATATGGGCACGGCGACGTTGTCGGCATTCCGTTCGACTTCTACGGTGGAGTGACCCTGGTCACAGGTTCGACAATCACCATGCAGACGAACCAGCTCCTCCTGAGCAACACGACTGGCGGCTCCATCGCCGTCACCATCAACCTTCCGCTGAACCCGGTGGATGGTTGCTGCGCTGAGATCAGCAACGTGTCTCCGGCTGTGGCTGATGTGCTGACGATCACTGCGATCAACGCCAACACTGGCGACGTGATTGCAACGTCAGGACTTGGCGTCCCTGCGACCATCACCGTGGCGGCTTCAACCGCTGGCGGTAGTGCAGCGGCGACGGTCAAGTACAAGTACACCCTGAACGGCTTCCAGCCGGCGTCGGGAGCGGCTGTGAATCCGCGTACTTGGTTCCGTGTGCAATAAAAAGAAAAGCGCCGCTGCCCTCACCCAGTAGGCGCGTCTGGTGAAAGCCTCACCATATTAAATAGGCTTGGCAGTCGGGAGAGACCGGCACTAATTTTCAGAGAGGCGCATGGCTCAGACCAACCAGCAGATCATCACCGAAGCTTTCCAGAAGCTTGGCGTCGTACGCGAGGGCCGACAACCGTCAGCCACGCAGTCCGCCAACGGGATGACCATTCTCAACGACAACCTTCTAACGCAGATGCGCGACGGTTGGGGGAACATCGGCTGGTACCCGCAGACCATTGCGCAGTTGAACACCAACGCGCCTCTCAAAGACGAAGACATCGCCGACGTGAAGTGGATCCTCGCCGGCTGGCTCTCCGTGCACTACGGCGTGACGATCCCGCCATCGCCGGATCCGGTCAACGGTTTCGACCTCGGCGCGCAGATCTATCAGGCGATGCGCAGACTCACGAAGCGGTACCTGAAGTACACTGAGTGCGACCTCGGAGAACTCTCGCGCCCGCAGGGCGGTCCGTGGGGCGGCCCGAACTGGCTGTAACACATGGGTCAAGCTCAGCCGGCTGTTATACCGCTTCCTCTTGCTTCGTATCAGCTGGCCGACCTTCGCGCCGGCTCGAAGCGGTTGATCGGGTGCTACCCTGAGCCAGCACAGCAGACGCAGCCGAATGACGAAGAGGATCAACAGCCCGCGAGCCTACGCCGCTGGCCCGGCCTCTCGGCGTTCACGCCTAGCGGCCTGACGAACCCGCTGCGCGGTATTTGGGAAATGGCGGGCGTCGTGTACGCCGTCATCGGGTTCGATCTTTACACGATCTCGAACGCTGGCGCGATCACGCTGGTGCCGGGATCGACGAGCGGCATCATCGGTAACGGCTTTGTGCGCATGACCGACAACGGCGCCTGCCTAGTGGTGCTGGTGCCGGGCACCGATGTCTGCTACACCTACACGCCGTTCAGCGGCGGTGGCGGCGTACAGCAGCTCACGAACTCGTTCTTTCTTACATTGGGCGGCGCGCTCGATTGCTGGTTTGTCGACAGCTACATCGTGTTCCTGGCGAACAACAATAACGGTCAGGGCTCGTACACGTTCTTCAACGACGACGGTCGGCAGGTGTCTGGCAACGCGCAGATCACCTTCACCACCGCGGCGTCGTTCAATCGGCAGTTTGGCACCGATCCATTCTACGCTCTCTGCGTCGACCACCGAGAAATTCTCGCGTTCGGGTCGCGCTCGTCGGAAGGTTTCGTGAACACCGGCAACCCGACCGGCACACCGTTCAGCGCGGCGGCCGACACGTACATGACGTACGGCGTGCACCCGCTATGCCCCTACAGCGTCGCGCTGCAGGATAACTCGGTGATGTGGGTCTGCAACGACCTCACGGTGCGCCGCCGGAACGGCCAGACACCGACGCGCATCTCGACGGCTGGCATCGAAGCGGTGCTCTCGAACGCGGCGAAGAACAATTTACTCACCGGCATGTACGCGCTGACTTCGCCTGCCGGCGGACCGACGTGGAACGGCCATCCGTTCTATATTTTGACGATCCCGCTCGCGGAGCGCACGCTAGTCTATGACTGCGTGACGCAGCAGTGGTTCGATCTCGTGTCGGTGCTAAACGGGCAAGAGGTGCAGTACCGCGGCCTAAGCTACTTCAATGGCTTCGGCAAGCAGTTGATCGGCGACTCTGAGAGCGGCACCATCGGCTACCTGGACGACACCGTCCAAACAGAGTTTGGCAACCCGAACGCGCCGGTCGTGTGCGCCTTCACGACGCAGCCGCTGTACAATCAGAACAACCGCCAGATCGTGCGGCGCGTTGAGGCGGTGGTAACGGCCGGTCAAGGACCGACACCAGGCGTTGCGCCGCGCATCAGCCTACTGCTCTCGGACAATTGGGGCGAGACATTCGATGTGTCGGGAGATGATTCGCAGACGCTCGGCGTGCCGGGCGACACTTCGAACCGCGCAGTGTGGTGGAACATCGGCCAGTATTACAGCCTGGTGATGCAGTTTCGCGTAACGGACGCATCACCCACCTTCACGGTCGACGTGACCGCGATGGTTGAACCCTGCAAGTGGTAACATGGCGATAGTGCTCAAGTCGAAGCCTGGTCTGTCGAGCACGACCACGCTGAACATCCCGACGGATTGGGATCCTACCTGGTTCCGCAACTTCATCAGCAACCAGTTGAAGGGCGCGGATGTACGGAACGCGGTGGGCGCGAACGGTATCACGATCTCGGGCACGATCGCGAGCCCGTACGCGACGGTCGCGCTGGGGCTCGGCCCGGTCGTCCTACAGCCCGCTGCCAGCCCGACCTCGCCAACGCTGACCGTCGTGACCACGTCGAACACGCAGCCAGCTATACAGATCAACGAGTCCCAGACCAACACGCAAGGCGGGCTGACATTCTACGACACAAACGTCTCCGCCATTGTGGCCGGGATAGGTATAGGTGCGGCGGTTACTGGGCAGGGCGTTACAGACCTTGCACTGTTCTCCAGCACCAACATAGTCCTGGGACCCGGCGGAGGCAACGTCATATACCTCCGGTGCGCGGCGGCCGGGACGGCGATAACCAGCGCATCTGGTACGACAGCCCTGCAAGTTAATGCTAATGCTAGCGGGGCAGCTTCCTCGGCCGCGACCTTCACCAACGGCGCGGGCTCCACGACCTGGACGGCTTCGATCCTGAACCCGAGCGCCGCCTCTGGCGCGAACTCCGGTCTGCTGATCGAGGCGGGAAGGAGCGGCACCGACTACCCGCTCTATATCACGAACTACAATGGTGGCACGCTCTTGATGTACGTGAACGGCCTTGGCGGGGTAGGTATCGGAGTAGCGACGGGGCTTGCAGCTGGAACGCTCAGCGTCGCGAACAATATCATAGCTGGCAGCTACTTTCAGACCGGGCAGGGTGCGTACCTGATGGCGAGTAGCGTAGCATTCACCGCGGGTGCTACAGGGAACGCCCCGACGCTCACCGCCGGCCCGGTGACAGGCAACCCAACGAAGTGGATTGCTATTGACGACAACGGCACAGTTCGACACATACCCGCGTGGTAACGACGATGATTCAACAGAGAGGTGAGTAATGACGAACCAGACAGACACAGGGCAAGAGCTTGCGGCGCACATCGCGTCCGCGCTGAAGGATCACCCGAACGCCGAAGTGCGCGTGAATCCGACGATTCAGGTGCCAATCCCCGAGCACATTGCGCGGAACCTATTAGAGTTTCTCCGACGCGTACAATCGACCGGCATGGAAGCCATTGCCTGGGTAGAAGCCTTTCAGTTCGTGCAGCAGCACGTCCCGCAGCCGCAAGCGCAGCCGGGCGTACCGTTCAACGGGCTGCCGGCATCTCCTCCGAAGTGAGATAGAGAATGGCGATGTTGAAGTGGACAATGGAATCAGCTTGGGCCGCCGTTGCCGTGGTGATAACCACAGCCGGCGGCATTTACACGTCCGTCTATCACAACGGACAGGTGAACCAGCAGATAGTCGAGCTGCAGCAGAAGAGCGCGCAGACCGAGACGCACGTCGCGAAGCACGACGACCAGCTCGCGAACATACAGCAACAGAACGCGGCGATGAAGCAATCGCTGGACGACATCAAAGACACTGTCCACGACATTCAGTACCAGGTGAGGAAACCACAACATGGCAATCACGAATGAAACAGTTCTCGATCCGTCAATCGATAGGCGTCTGGCAGTTGATCTGGATGCTGCAGAAAGGGATGAACTCACGGCATATCGCGATACTCGTGGCAATTGGACGTGCGGTCGCGGGCATCTGATGCCGCAGCCCGCTCCGGGCCGCTCGTGGGAAGGCTTCACGGTGATTCAGTCGACCAGCGACCGCTGGTTTAGCACCGACATCATGAACGCGATGCGCCTCGCGCAGCGCTGGGACGAATTCCAATCTTGCGACACTGATTGTCGTAAGAACGCTCTCTACGAGATTGCCTTCAACATGGGCGGCCGCTGGGAGCAATTCGGTCCGACGCGCGCAGCGATCAAAGCGCAGGAATGGCAGATGGTGCACGATCACCTGCTCGCCAGCTTGTGGGCAAAAGAGGTGCAGCCAGATGGATTCGACAAACCAGGCCGCGCAACCCGCATCGCAGGTTACTTCCTTTCGGGAGAGTATCCGTCAGCAGCTGGTTCGCATTGATTGGCGTGACATCGTCATTCTCATCCGCGTGGATGCGATCTTGACGGTGGGTACGATTTATTTGTTCAAGCACGCCGACCCTCTGGTGTTCGGCTCCTGGGCTACTTTCGCGACGACGATGGCCGGTCTCTATCACTGGCTGGTCGTACGCGATTCGAAGCAGCCCGACGCAGGAGGGTGACATGCCGGCATTACTCGCACTGGTTCCGCTGAAGGATTGGATCTACGGTGGCATCATCGTCGCACTGCTCGCCGGCTTCGGCTGGTACACAGTGCACGAGCGCCATATCGGCGAAGCCAAGATCGAAGCGTCCGACAAGAAAGTCGCGGACGCTCAGATCGTTCACAACAAAGAGGTGGAAGATGTTGTTGCCACAAAACTCAGTGCCGCTATCAAAGATTACGATGCGCTGTCTCCTATCCCTGTTCCTCGCTCTGTCCCTGTGCTCGTGTGCAGCACGTCCGGTGGCAGTGATGTGCCCAGTGGGGAAAGCGCCGTCGCCGGAAGCAATGGCGCCGGAGCCGGAGTACCCATCGGTGCAGGGCAGTCTGATGCAGGATTTGACCCAGCCCCGGCCGTCAGTGTCACCGGCACAGACGCCGACAAAGAAATAGTCCATCTCCAGAAGAAGATCAAGCTTCTCCAGGACACGATTGCTGCATATCAAGCGGGCGGACTGGTAGCAAAATAAGATGGCAGCTCAGGGCGGATTGATCGGCGCCGCTAATGGTGACACGGGCGCCGCAGCTTATGCTGACGAACAGGAAGGCGCGAAGACAGCCGCTCAAGCCGCCGCAGCTAACCTGCAGGCGGAAGAGTCAAACCCCGCGTTCCTGAAAGCCGCACAGACGACGATATCGGATCTTAACTCGAACAACTTCGCTGGTGCGTGGAGTAGCGCGCTGTCCACGTCCGGCCTGTTCGGTACGAACTACAATTCGCAGACGACTGATCCGTTGCTGCAAGCGATGGAGTCGAGCAACGGGCTGCAGGCGTTAGATCCTACGAAGCAGTGGACCTCCGCCGAAGACACGTCGTTCTACAACGCGTTAGGCTCGAATCCGGTCTATAACGGCAAGACTACCACCGGCCTCAACGGCACGACCGAGAGCTTGGGCCAAAACCCGTATAGTCTGTGGGGCTCGGGCGCGGATCTGACGAACGGCACCGACGCTAAGGCAAACAACGCCTCCGGCAGCGACACCCCGAACGTCGATCAGTATGCCGGCGCGCGGCCGACGAAGAGCTTCCTGAGCAAGTACGGCGCCGACATTGGTGCGCTCGCTGCGACGGCGCTGTCGTTCGGTGTAGCTGCTCCCGCGCTAGCTGGCGCGCTAGCAGCTGACGGCATCGCGTCCGGCCTGGCAGCCGGCGCTATTGCCGGCGGCGTGATGGGTGCAGTCAACACGATAGCCGTCGATGCAATCACTGGCGCCCCAATAACCGCGGGCGGCGTGCTCGGTGGCGCGCTGGGCGGCGCTGCTGGCGGCGGCCTCGTGCCATTGGCAGGCGGCGCGATCAACAATGCGACCGGCCTCGGTAGCACGTTGTCTACTGGCTTAGCGGGCGCAGGTGTCGGCGCCGCGCGCAGTGCGCTCACTGGCGGTAACGTCGGTATCGGCGCGCTGTCTGGCGGCGTCGCGGGTGCCGTACAAGGATCGGGCGTCCTCGGCAACATCAAGTCTGGTGTGGCGGGCGCGACTGGCAGCACGGCGGCCGGATCTCTCGCGACAGCCGGAACGAACTACGCCATCGGAGGCGCCACCGGCTTAGCTGCCGGTGCGTTGATGGGTACACAGCCGTCGGCGACACAAAACGTCAACATGTCGCAGACGCAGCAGGTTCCGAGCAGTGGCGCTATGCAGATGAACGCGCCGTTCAACGGCATGTATGGTGGCGTCTCGCAGCCGAGCGGCGCGAACACCAGCGGCACGGCAGCGACCGGCGCGACTTCTACAGCACTGGCCGCAGGGCCAAACATTTTCGGTAATCTCGGCAGCACGAGCACTCAGGGGACCAACGGCAACATGTCATCCACACCTACGAGCACAGACACCAGTCTTGCTTCGACCATCACTGGCGCGCTCCCCGGCGTGTTGCAGGCGGGCGTAGGCACCGCCGGCTCGCTCGCTGCGGCGAATGCGGAGTCGAACGCGGATCAAAACGCGATCACCACGCAGCAGAATAACCTTGGCAACATCAACAACATTTGGTCTACGCAGCAACAGCTCGGCCAGGGCGCGGACACCGCGCTCGGCAGCGCGCTAGGCACGAACGGCACGCCCGCTAATTATTCGAACTTCGAGAACATGCCCGGCTACCAGTTTGCTGTGAGCCAGGGCACGCAAGCCATCCAGCGCCAGGCCGCTGCGATGGGCAGTGCGTACACTCCGAACACCGCGGCAGCTGTGGGTCAGTATGTGACCGGCACCGCCTCACAGGATTACAACACCTACATCAGCCAGCTGATGGGTGCGGCCGGGCTCGGCACGACGGCGAATCAGGGCTTGCAGACTGCGAACCAGACGACCGCGAACAACATCAGCGGCCTGCAGCAGAACATCGGCCAAGCGCAGGCGATGGGCTACACGGGCGTCGCGAATTCTGCCGGCAGCTTGTTCGGTGCGAACGGCGCCGGCACGAGCTTGATCAATGCCGCGGGTCGAGCGCTCGGCGGCGGGAGCAGCGGCTCGGGCGGCAGCTCCAGCAGCGGCGGTGGCATGACCGCGAATTCGGGTGATACTACGAGCGGCGGCGTCGATCCTACGACAGGCATCCCGTACGATATCGAGAATCCGAGCACGGGATCAACGCCGACCACCACGAGCTACAATGCGAGTGATCCGTTGGGGCTCGGCACGTCAACGTCTTCTGATCCTAACTGGAGCAGCGTCACTGACAGCTCCTTCAACGGTAGCGGCGTGAGCGGCAGCACCGGCCTTTGGAACAGCGTGACCGACAGCGGCAGCAGTGACATCGGCAGCGATGCAACGAGCTTCTTGGGAGACTTGTAATGGCTGATATTGCTGACAACGGTTCATTCAACCTCGGTCTTGCGAACATCAATTCGCAAAACTTCGGGCCGACGGCTGTCGCTAATCAGCAGCAGACGCAGGCGAACACACAGAACATCCAGCAACAGACTCAAGCGGCTGCGATGCAGAACAAGATCATGTCGGCACGCATGCCGCTGATCTTGTCGCAGCTGAACGATGAGACCTCGGGACAGAGCGACAAGTCTGGTGCTACCGGGCTTAAAGGTCCGGCGAGCCAGGGCGGTCCAGGAGACCAGCCGACTACGCCCGGCTCTGATATCGCGGACGAAGATAAGTCCGCGGTCAACCCTGACCAGAATTTCTATCAGCCCGCGCTGATCGATGCCGCGCTACGCTCGAAGTATTTCGTGCCGCAGTACACGCCGCAAGAGATGCAGGCGCTGCAGAAGGCGTATCGCGTAGATCCGCAAAATCAGTACGGTATGGGTCCGCAACGCGTGATGGCTATGCACGACATGCGCGTCCAGTCACAGACTCAGCAGAATCAGATGGGTGCTCGCGACGACTTCGACAAGATGCACGCCGTGACCGACGCGCCCGATGGCAACGCGATGGACGTGCTCGAAGCCTCGCACCCTGAGACTGTCGCCGCGATCCGCAAGCAATTCGCGAAGGATCCCGATGCTGCGATGGACGAAGACGCCGCCGCGCGCATGTTCGCATCGCACGTCGCGGGTGCTGTTCACCAATACACCGGCCGCGAGGCTGTGAAGGGCGACGATGGCGTGTATCGCGACAAGGACACCGGGATCACAATCCCCGGCGTCGAGAAGGTCGGCCTGTCGACCGATCAGTACATCAAACTCGCGCACGAAGCGATCACGCCGTCTGTCGATATGCCAGACGGCAGTGGCGGCTCGATAAAGGTCGCGCCGTGGAAGGCAGCGCAGATGTCTGGCGCGAAGAACATCAACGGTCCTGGCGACTGGATGATGGTCCGTGCCTCGCAGCTCGGCATGCCCGGCGCTGCGTCGACATTGAGCGGCAACAGCGCGCAGAAGCAAGAGGCGCGCGCGACCGCTCAGTCCGCACTTGATAACGTGCAGGGTCAGCACGCCGCTGCGCCCGCGACGAACCCGAGCGGCCAACCGAAGTCGCAGAACGGCACCGGCAGCGCGCGAAACGCTCAGGGCAACATCGACCCGCAGCTTACCGACGCCCTGCACGATGACAAGTACGACTATACGCCGACGAACAACGGTCAGCCGTACAAGCCTGCCATCGGCGCCACGCCGCCGCCGCAAGTCATGGAGGATATGAAGAACCAGACCGCGGCCCGCAACGATCTCGCCAAGACCTCGAACCAAGGTGTTGGTGCCGCGTCCGCTGCTCTCACGATGTACAAGGCCGCTCAGGACGTGCTCGCCAAGGGTAACTACGACGGCGGCGCGTGGAACGCGGAGCTGGCGAAGTATTCGAAGTGGCTACCCGCCGGCTGGCAGAATCATATGACTGGAGACTATCAGGAGACCGCTAAGTATCTTGGCACCGCGGCGCTGCAGTCTGGCAAAGGTATCTTCGCCAAGATGACGCAGATGGAGGCGAAGATGCTGGTCAACGAGCTGAACCCGTCGCCGAGCATGGATCCTGGTGCGTTGCGCGACATGATTAGCAAAGGCGCCAGCATGGCGCAGTACAGTCTCGACTCGTCTAAGCGTGTCCCGGCGTACCTGCACGCAGGCAAAGACGCTAACCAGTTCAACTCCTGGAATCAAGAGCATTTCCCGATGCAGACCGAGACACAGCCGACGACGGCGAAGCCGAACGCGGGTGTCGCACCCGCCCCGAAATATACTGATGCACAGGTGAGAATGTACATGCAGAAGCACGGACTCCAGGACGAGCAAGCAACGCGCAAAGCGCTGGGGATGTAATGGCCGATGACACTGTAGACATCAGCGGGATGCCTGACCCGACGACCATCGGGCTCAGCCCGACTGCGCAGGCGGATCCTACCGTCGACATGCCCACCCCTCGCCAGGTGTACTACCACCGGATGGGCTACGACAAGCCGGGCAATATGCCGAAGGAGACCCCGAGCGACTCGGAGGTCCAGCGGTTCATGAGTGACCCGGACGCATTCCCTGACATGAGCAAGCCGCAGAAGACCGGCCGCCAGATGCTGTCATCGCTCTCCGGTCTCCCGAGCATCGCCGCGCAGGCGAACCCGGTCACGCCGATCGTGGCGGGCGCGGTCGGCGGCCTGAACGCGCTGCCGGCCTCGGCCGGCGCCATACTGGCGGGGACGGTAGGGAACGACCCGGACGAGGCCGCCAGGCTCGGAGAAGTGGCGAGAAAGAAACTGATGAGCGGCGCGGGCGCGGTCTACAACCTAGCGAACTACCTACCCTCCAAGATCATCACCAAGGAAGGCCAAGAGTACGCTGACCGCGTGCTCTCGCTACCGCAACAGATAGCGAAGTCCGCCGAGCCCGCACTCAACGCCACCATCGGCGAGCCCGCCACCACGTCGCTAGGCGAGTGGGGCACGGGCGCCGCCACCCTCCTCCCGGCGGCCGGCGCCAAGGGGCTCGCTTTGCGCGGGGTAGGGCTCGCGAAGGCCGGCGCCGGGGCCGTGGCGGACGCGGTCAGGGGAGGCGCCGCGCCAGAGGGGACAACCTACGACCAGGCCGGGAACGTACAGGCGCCGTCCACCGCCCTCAAGCCGGACGTTGACGCGCCGGTCACGGGCGACAGCCTCCGCGCGCAGCCGAACCCGATACCCGCCCCTGAGGGTACCGTACACCGTACCCTCACCGAGGAGGGTAAGTCACCGGCCTCCCTTGCGCCGGAGGCAGCGGCGGCCGAGCCCTCACCGGCCCCGCCGAGCCCCGCCTTCGAGTCGCCGGACGCACCCCCTGCGGAAGCTCCTACGGCGCCCGTAGCGCCGTCCGCGGCCGAGCCCTCCCCATCCCCTGCCGAGACGCCGTCCGCCGGGGAGCCGCCAGCGCCGCTCGCCGGGGCTACCGCCGCAGGTGACAGCCAGCGCGGCTCCGCGCAGCTCTTCAACCAGCCGTCCGACACCGGCCCCCAGGCGACCCCTGAGCCGGCGCAGCAGAGCGCCCGCGCGCAGCACCTTGACGATATCGACCAGCTCTCGGGCGGCATGCTGCCGTCCCGCCGGGCCTCGGCACTCTCCGGCGACTACAACGCGACCGGCGACGACTACCAGCTGAAGGAGGTGGGCTCCGAGCCGATGCGGCAGCAACTCGCGTCTGAGAACGACGCGATGCACGCCGCCGCCGAGAACGTGCACGCGAGCACCGGCTCCCAGTTCGCCAACAGCGTTGACCCGCAGACGCTGTCCGACCGCGGCCGGGTGACTCGGGGCGCGATCCAAAATATCCAGGACTTCTTCCAGAAGGCCACCGACCAGTCGTACGACGCCGCCCGCGCGCTGAGCGGCGACAAGCCGATGCCGAACTTCTTGGGGCGGGTGGATCATTTCCTGAAGGACGACGCCAACTACATGCCGGAGGGGTTCCGCAAGTCGGCGCAGGCGCGTTTAAACCAGCTGAAGACGGCGGGCGACAACGGCATAGCGTCGGGGTCCACCCCCGCTGCGCCCAGCTCTGTCGCGGCCGCTGAGAAGTTTCGCGAGTGGCTAAACCAGAACCGCACGCTCGACAACATGCACACCGTCAAGCAGATGGTGGACCACACCGACACCGACGTCGCCGAGCACGGCGGGCCGGGCCTCTTCCAGACCGCGCGCAACATGCGACGCCAGCAGTTCCAGATGCTGGAGGAGCCTGTCGGCATCAAGAAGCTGCTGACACCCGCGGACAGCCAGGGCATCAACCACGCGATCCCTGAGCACAAGGTGATGGACTACATCGCCGACCTGCCGCGCGAGCAACACGAGCACGTCCTGAACGTGCTACGCGCGGGCGCGCACCTGGGCGGTGGCGAGCTGGCGGAGGGTAGCGCCGGAGCGATCCGCGAGATCCAGGCGCACATGATCAGCCGGATGCACGACGCCGCGACAAACGCGGACGGGACATGGAACGCGCGCAAGTTCTACAATCAGGCATCGAGCTACGCGCCGAAGCTTGGCGACACATTCAAGGACCAGCCGAAGACGCTCAGGAACCTGCAAACCCTCAACCGTGCCGGGAACACGCTCTCGATGGACAAGCACTACCCTGGCGCCGCAGCGCAAGCCGAGAGGACCGGGCTCGGTACGAAGGTCCTTAAGGGTGTCGGCGGTGTAGCGTCCAGCCTAGCGCACGAGATCCCGATAGCGGGGAGGCTCATCGGTCGCGGGATCGAGGGCGCGGTCGAGGGGATGTCCGAGAAGGGACGAGAGGCCGCGCGCGACAAGCTAGCGATGTCGCGGCTCGTCGACCGTAACGGGAAGCAGCGCGGATCTGTACGCGTGATGAACCCGGACGAAACTCCTGGCGCTCGCGTTAAGCAGGAATTCGATGAGAAGAACCTGCAGGACGCTCCTGCCGGTTATCTCGGCAAGCGCGTGGGCGCGGCTACGGCCGAAGTGTATCGCGATCCGGGCGACCCGAACGCCGTACACATAGAGAAGCTGACCGCTGATAAACCTGGGAGCGGTGCCGGCACGGCCGCGCTCCAGCACATCACCGACCTCGCGGACAAGCACGGTGCGCGTGTCACCTTGGACGCCGTCCCTCAAGGGATGAACAAGGTCTCTACCGCGCGCTTGAAAGCATATTACGAGCGTCACGGCTTTGAGTCTGACGGTCGCACTGAGAACTCGATGACGCGCGAGCCGCAGGGACCGGCCTCGACGCTCAACATCGGCCTGCATCAAGGTGAGGCGGGCCAGACCGGCTTTCGCAAGATGAGCAAGCAGGAGGCTCAGGGGGCGGTAGAATCTACCGGCGCGAAGGTCACGAAGTCCTCCGTGCTCACGCCAAACGAACACGGCGTCGCCGAGCCTACGCTAGTCGCCAGCACGAACCGGCCGCTGTCAGATCCCGAGATGCAGTCCGTACTCCAGAAGACAAAGCGGTCGGCTATCCCACAGCGTACGGACGCTGGCGTCGAGTCGATGCACGTTGCGCCGGGACATGAAGAGATTGCGAAACGCGAGGGCTGGGACCAGTTCAATCCTGACTACTTCCGCGGCCACGACGGTAAGCCGTTGAGTGCCAAGATGTCCGGCCAGCGCGGATCGTTCTCGTTTCAGAACGATAACGATCTGAACCGCGCGACGGGTGCAGCCCGTGACCGACAACGAGGTGCTGGAATTGAGCCTCGTAATGAACGGAACGAGCGCGTCGCCAATCAGCAAATGGGTGGCAAGCGGCCGCTATCAGCTGAGCAGAATGAGATTCTACGCCGGCTCTCAGGCCAGCGCGGCTCGGTACGCGTGATGAATGATAAGCAAAACGAACTACCTGTTACAACTGAGCAGTCTGGTAAACCGAGGTGGCGCGGAGGCGATGAAGAAACCAAGCCCACGTTCAGCATAGAGGAAAATAAAGCGTACAGCAGCGGTGATGATAAGGATCGTCTTAAGTATTGGAACCAACTGCCGAAAGTCGGCACCCATGTGGACGGCTTAAAGGTTCGTGATCAAGTGCCGAACACTGACTCTATATCCGGCTCATTCAGCCAGTATCATGTACTGTCTGGTATTAGGGAGATACCGTATTCGGCGTTTGAGAGCCATATCACCCCGTCAAGCTTACCGAGTAGACTGAAGAAACTTCGAGACGAAATATCGGAAAACAAAGAAATCAACCCACTCATCGTCGGCATCGATAAACAGGGGCCGTATATAATCGAAGGTGTACATCGTTACGACTCTCTTCTGCATCTTGGTAAAACAAAGTTTCCAGCTAAAATCGTAGTTGGAAAATTCGATCATGATGAAGAAGAGTGAGGTGAGAACATGAACGGCCTTAAGACTCAGCGCGCAGCCTCTCTTAAAGAGTGGCTGATGGGTGGTAAAGCTCCTACGCAATTTATCCCGCCTAAGCGGGCGAAGCTCGTACGTACTCGGGCTGACTTACCGCAGTTTCAGAAGGTCCCCAAGTAATGGCTACAGGTCAATTGTTTTACGATCCGATACCGCGACCACTGTCGTCGCTCGGCGTGTCGCTGCCCGGAGCGTACTACAACTTTTACGTGTCGGGCACCACGACGCCAGCGCAAGTGTATCAGGATGCGGGGCTCACGCTGCCGTACCCAGCAGCTTCGCTGAACGGATCCAGCCCGCTCTACACTGTGCTGCAGGCGGATGGAACCGGCGCGTTCACGCCGATCTTCTTGAACCCTGAAACGATCTATCGCGTCCAGCTGTACAACTCGACGTGGAGTCTTATCGAAGACGTTGACCCGTACGTGCCGGCGATGCCGACGACAGGTAACGGTCAGATTGCGCTCGACGCGCAGGGTGAGATGACGATCAACGCGCCTGTTCCTGGCGGCTCGGGCATCACGCTCACCGTCAACGTGCGCGCTGGTGGCACTGCGCTGGAGCTGATCGGATCCGGTGCCGGTGCACCCGCCCTGATCGCAAACACCACCGTGCTCGCCGGATCGCAGACCGCTACGTTCACGGCCACCAACAAGCCGGGCTCCGGTACAACTGCGCCGACGAAGTGGCTACCGATCACCTGCGACGGCACGACGTACTACATCCCGCTCTGGCAATAACGTGAGCTATCCGACCGTACTCGGCCGCGCTGTTGAAGGTATGACCTATCGAGAGGCGCAAGTGTGCCTCGGTCCTAGGTGGGCGAATTCGTACTACCTGTTCTCTGTATCTGGCGGCAACACGCTGACCAACATATACACTAACGGGACCCTGACGACGCCTTTCGCAAACACCGGCCGCGCGACAGCGGATGCGTACGGCCGGTTCCAGCCGATCTACCTCGACCCATCGATCATCTATCGCGTGCGCTTCTTCAACAGCGCTGGCGTGCAGCAGTGGCAATCAGACCCTTACTACTCGCAGCTATCGACCGTCGGCACATCCTCGCTCAGCACTTACGGTTTTCAGATTGCGACGACGGGTGAGGTGACCCTCGACGCGCCGGCAACTGGCGGCACGGGCATCACGCTGACGTTGAGCGCTGGTGCGCTCGGCACAACGGCGCTTCAAGTAACCGGCACGCTGGCCGGCAACTCCGCGATCATTATCAACAGCTCGGCGACGACGGGTACGCAGACGGCAACGTTCGCGGCGACCAACAAGCCGGGCACGGCGACCTCTTCGCCCGCCGGCTGGCTGCCGATCACCTGCGATGGCGTGCAGTACTACACGCCGATCTGGCACGGCAACAACTTCACTCCGTACGCGCCTAACCCGACAGCTGTCGGCGAGATCATCGTGGCAAGCTCGGTCACGTTCGGCGGCAACGGGCTCACGACCGCGGTGAACGGCACCGCGACGCCAGGCAACTGGTTCTCACCGACGACCGCCGGTATCGGCGCCGGTTACTACATCAAGATCACGAAGACGAGCGGCCTGTCGGGTGTGAACTTCAGCGCGGCGAACGGCTCGTACGCCAACATCACGAGCGGCGGCCTGACGATCACCTCTAACGCGCAGGCGACGATTACCGGCACGTACACACTATCGTCTAGCGTCAGCGGATCGCCGATTGTGGCTGCCGGCACCATAACTTTGTCGAATAACAACGGCGTGCAGAGCCCGACCTACAATGGAGTCACGCCAGTCAACTTCGACGGCGACGGTACCGCTACAGTCAACGGCGTTGCATCTTCGAACTGGTACGCCCCCACCACCGCCAGCATAGGTGCGAGCTATTACCTGCTGATAACGCAGACCGGCGGCACCGCTGGATACAGCTTCAGCGCGGGAACTGGCACGCCGGTCCTTATCTCGTCCGGCGGCATCAGCATAGGTATAACTGGCACGGGCACGCCGACGAACTTCGTCACTGGCACCTATCAGATCTCCAGCGACTCCGCTGGCACGGTAGTTCTGGGCACCGGAACGATCACGATCAACGGCTCGCCCGTGCAATCTCCAAACTACAGCGGTACCTCTCCGCTGGTGCTCGCTGGCAATGGAACGGCGACAGTCGGAGGCGTTGGCGCGGGCAATTGGTACTCGCCGACGACCTCAAACGTCGGTAGCGGGTATTGGATAGACATCACGCGCACGAGCGGGCAGAGCGGCGTTAACTTCAGCGCTGCACAAGGGTCGTGGACAAATATCACGAACTCGGGTCTCAGCGTCGGACTCACCGGCTACAGCGGAACATATGTCGGAACTGTGACGGTTGGCGGAACGTACAACATCTCCAGCAGCTCGGGCGGCACCCCGGTGCTCGGGACTGGTACGATCTCGCTCAGTGTCTCCGGGCTCACCGTGCTGCACGTTTACACGACGCACACCACCGCGGTAGAAACCGCGCCCTCTGGATCTAGCCAGGTTACGGTAGAGTTGTTCGGCGCAGGATCGGGCGGCGGCGGCAGTAGCAACAGCAACGGCGGCGGTGGTGGCGGCGGTCCTGGGTACTGTCGCTCCAATATAACCATAAGCGGCGGTCAGACGTTGAACTACACACTGGCATCCGGCGGAGCTGGCGGTGCTGGTGCGGCGGTCACTGCTTCAAACGGCACGGCTGCGTCAGGCCCATCGACGGTAACGTCTGGAACTGCCACGATCACCACGATGACCGCGAACATCGGCGCGGTGGGGCATGGCGCGAACGGCACTTCGGCGGGCGCTGGCGGAGCTGGCGGTACGGCGACCGGCGGTACGCAAGCGAACACGACCGGTACTACTGGCGCTACCGGCACCATCACAGGCGGCATCGCGAACGGCGGCACCACTCCGTTCGGCGTGAACGCAAGCTATGTGCAGACGTATGGCGGCTCCGGCGCGTACTACTTCGCTAACACGCCTGAGAACGGCGGCGCTGGATCCGACGGCGCTGCGATCTTCTACTACCAATAAAAAGAGGGGCGCCGAAGCGCCCCAAAGTCTCCACTCCTCACCGCTCAAACAGGTAGATGCGCGTGTCCGCTCAGAGACACGCGCAAATTCTTCACTGGCGCCACGCCGGTCAGCTGTACCAGCTGAATCTCAACTCCCCACTTCCAACCGCGTTTACGGCACTCGGCGGTCAACGCATCGCCGGTCTCTCCGTGCACGATAGCACTCCATGAGCAGTTGCTCAGCGTCGTACCGATGATGCCGGCGCAGCTATCTGCGATGGCGTCCTTCAGGTCAACGACATCGAGTAGCGCCGTCTGCACGTTGTGGATGCGGTACGTGATCACCGCATCGAACCCAATCGCTTTCCCGTCGATTGTCGTCGTGGCTAGTCCGGTAAGCCGCTCCGTACGCGGCACCACATGGTCGGTCACCAGATGGTCCGCGAACGGGATCTTCCAGTACCACTTCCCTCCGTCGAGCACTCGCAGCAGCTTTCCCATCCGCAGCTGAACGCCCCCGTTGTATGGAGGGACGATCTCTATCGGGATCAGCTCGCTCCAGATCTCTCGAAGGATGTCGATCAGCTTGTCGAACATAGACTACTCCTGGTTCAAGGGGAAGCGGTCGTCGTTCAGCTCGAACGGCGCCTTAGCTTCCTCGCGCTCGATGGTCAGCTCCAGTTCAGCGCCTATGCGCCACATCGCCTCGGCCAGCACGTACACCTTCTCGATGCCCGTGAGCTTCGCCACTTCCGGCGGCACCATCTCGAACACCTTGCCGTCGACTGCGGCTTCGAGCATGTGCCGCGCGCCGCTGCCGAGCTGGTCCGTGCTCTTGCCGCGGTTCCAGTTGATGTCCGCCGGTTCGCGGTCAGGGTTATAGCGCACGTT